TTAGAGATAATGAAAGATTTGTTTTTATTAAAACAAACGGATGTGTTTCAAAACTATCCAGACCATAAATCTTTAGATAATGTATTAGATATGGTCTTTAATAATTATTATAAAGATTGGCCTCAACGTATAATCATTGATCGGGGCCCTGTGATGACAATTGGTAATTTTGCATTAGTTCAAAAACATTTTAAACGACCATTCAAATGTATAGTGTTGCTTAGAGATCTGATGGATGTGTTAGCAAGTTATATGAAATGGTATACTGAAAACCCTGATGCATTTCCTAATAGATACAATTGTAAAAATGACGAAGAAAAATTAAGTAAAATTATGAATAAAGACGGTGCTGTTGCAAAAGATTTAGAAGCTATAAAAAATTCATATAATTATCCAAGTCTTTGTCATTATGTAAAGTATAATGATTTAGTTGCACAACCAGAAAAAGAAATTCGTAAAGTATATCAGTTTATGGGACTGCCTTATTTTAATCATAAATTTGAAGACTTGCAACAAGTAGAAGTTAATGGTATGAAGTATGACGATACTATCGTAGGAAAGAATATGCATAACATAAGATCAATAGTTAGAAAGGTACACAATCCTTATATAGATAAAATACCAGAAAGTATTAGACAGAAATATGGACACATTAGATTTTAAACATATATTTTTAGGTCAATCAGTATTGAAGTATCAAGTGCCTTTAGAAATATTTCATGTAATCAATGGAATATATGAAAATAAATATTCTCAATTAAAACCCGCAAACAAACAACTTGTAGGTAAAATAGAAAAAGAACATAGTTTATTTTATAATGGTGAAGATAGTGACAAGATGATTAAACATAATTGTTTACCTGATACTGTATTAAGGTGGTTTGAATCTATGTTTAAACATTATTTAGAATGGAATAAAGTAGAGGGATATAAACTACATTTTAATTCTATTTGGGTTAATCAAATGTTTGAGCACGAATATAATCCAGTGCACGTACATCAAGGAACTTTATATACAGGATTGTCTAGTGTTATGATTTTAAGATTACCTGAAAGTTTTGGTGTAGAATATTCAGCAGCAGGTGCACCACAAAATGGCAGATTACAAATATTAGGTTCAGCGTCTGGTCAGTTTGCTCATGTAGATTATCAACCAAATATTAAAGAAAGAGATTTTTATATTTTTCCATATGATATGAGACACTGTGTTTATCCATTTAACGGACCTGGATGGAGAAGAACCCTTGCAGCAAATATGGACGTTGATTATGATCCAATTAGAAACAGAGGAGTAAGTTAATGTACGAAAATCAAATTATAACAGAACCTAAATGGAAGAGTTGGATAATACAAACAACAGCGCCATTGTTTACACCAGATCAATGTAAACAAATTATAGAATGTGGTAGACGCCAACAACCACGAAAAGCACAGGTTGGTATGGGTAAACCAGGGGGTGGCACAGATACGAGTAAAAGAGTTACAACTATATCGTGGATTCCATTTAAAGAAATGGAACACATGTATCGTGATTTAGATAAATTTATACAAACGGCAAATGAAAACCATTTTGGTTTTGGAGATGTTAGAGTCACAGAAAACGCACAGTTTACAGAATACCCAGAAGGAGGATTCTATGACTGGCATATGGACTGCGATACGAACATGGCTCACGAACCACCAGTTAGAAAAATATCTATGACTTTATTATTGAATGATCCATCAGAGTTTGAGGGAGGTCATTTAGAATTAGGTGCGCCAGGTAAATTTGGAGAACTTAAACAAGGACATGCAATTTGTTTTGCATCCTTTATAAACCATAGAGTACAACCAGTTAAACGTGGTCTTAGACAATCTCTTGTTGTCTGGTTTGGAGGCAAACCTTTTAGATGATTAAAGAACAATTTTTTCCAACAACCATATATGGTAAGGATGTAAAATTAGATAATCAATTATTTGCTAATGAAATAATTGAATGGTCTAAACGAGATCCTGGTGTTAAAAAAACAAACCGTAATGGCTGGCATTCTACAACTGAAATGCACAAGATACCTGTATATCAACCTTTAGTAAATGAATTGTTTGTAATGATGAATGATATATGGAAAGAAGAATGGTTAGATAGAGAACCCATGTTAGGTAATATGTGGGCTAACATAAACCCACCTGGTGGATCTAATGCTCCGCACGTGCATCCTAATAGTTTATTTAGTGGAGTATATTATATAAAAGCTTTAAAAAAATCTGGTAATCTAATCTGTAATGACCCAAGACCAGGGGCACAATTAAGTATGCCAGCAAGAAAAAAAGGTAGACCGCCAAAACATTTATGGAGAGAGGTTCATTTAGAACCTGTTGAGGGTAGAATTATAATTTTTCCATTTTATCTTTGGCATAGTGTTGAACCTAATCAATCAAATGATATAAGAATATCAGTAAGTTTTAATTTTATACAACATGGCTTTCAATAAATATCAAGTAATTAAAGGTGCAGTGTCATACGAATTAGCAAACTTCGTATTTAATTATTTTTTACTTAAACGTGATGCAGCTAAATTTATGTATGATAATAATATTATAGCTGACACGGGTATGTTTGGAACATGGACAGATCAACAAATACCTAATACTTATTCTCATTATGCAGATCCTGTTATGGAGACATTGTTAGTTAAAATGTTACCTGTTATGGCTAAAGAAACAGGGCTACAACTAATACCTACATATTCATACTCTAGAATATATAAAAAAGGTGATGAATTAAAAAGACACAAAGATAGACCCTCTTGTGAGATATCTACCACATTAAACCTAGGTGGAGATCCATGGCCTATATTTATCGACGGTACGGGGGCTGACAGCGTCATAGACGAGTATAAGAACATACATAAGCCTGATGCACCCAAAGGCACTAAAGTCTTGCTTGAAGTAGGCGATATGCTAGTATATAGTGGTTGCGAACTTGAACATTGGCGAGAGCCTTTTGACGGGAACATTTGCGGCCAAGTATTTCTACATTATAATCATGTAAATGGCCCATTTGCTGATAAAAACAAATTTGACGGAAGACCCATGCTAGGTCTACCGGCATTTGTAAAATAGTATTATAATGGAGTCATATGCTACAAAAAATAGGTTTTCAGCCTGGAATCAATAAACAGATAACACCTACGGGAGCAGAGGGTCAATGGATCGACTGTGATAACGTTAGATTTAGATATGGTATACCAGAGAAAATAGGTGGTTGGAAACAACTGGGTGATGACAAATTAACTGGTGCGGGTAGAGGTCTTCATCATTTTGTAAATAGTAAATCTAGAAAATATGCAATTATTGGTACAAACAGAATTTTATATGCGTTTTCTGGTGGTGTGTATTATGACATACACCCTATTAAATCTACAACAACTCTTACAAGTGCGTTTAGCACGACCAATGGATCAGCCGTTGTTACAATAACTTTTAGTGGTGCTCATAGTATTAATGAGAATGACATAATTTTGTTAGATAATTTTTCATCAATTACTAATTCTAATTTTGCAGCGTCAGATTTTAACGATAAAAAATTTATGGTAACTAGTGTACCATCAAGCACAACTGTTACTATAACAATGCCATCTAACGAATCAGGATCTGGTGCAACAACATCAGGTGGTATTAGAGTTCAACACTACTATCCTGTAGGTCCAGCTGTACAAGCAAAAGGATTTGGTTGGTCTCTAGGAACTTTTGGTGGTGAGGTTGCAGGTGAACCAACGACAACACTTACAAATGGTATTAATGATACTGTTACAACAGGATTAATATTAGGGGACGTATCACAATTTCCAAGCACAGGAACAAACTTTATAAAAATAGATAATGAAGAAATATCTTACACAGGTATATCTGGTAATGAACTTACTGGTGTTACAAGAGAAGTTAGAGGTACTACAAAAGCTGCACATAGTGGTGGAGCAACCGTTACAAGCACAACAAACTTTGTAGCATGGGGTGAGGCAGCATCAGGTGACTTAGTATTAGAACCTGGTATGTGGTCATTAGATAATTTTGGTGACAAAGCTATTTGTTTAATTCATGACAGTGCAGTGTTTGAATGGAATTCTGCTGCAACAAATGCAGAAAATACAAGAGCAAGTATTATATCTGGTGCACCAACAGCATCACGTCACATGTTGGTATCCACACCGGATAGACACTTGGTATTTTTTGGTACAGAAACAACTATAGGAACACCATCAACTCAAGATGATATGTTTGTAAGATTCTCAGACCAAGAGGATATTAATACCTATGTGCCGACAGCAACCAATACAGCTGGTACACAGAGATTGGCCGACGGATCACAGATCAGAGGAGCAATCCGTGGTAGGGATGCTATTTATGTCTGGACAGATACAGCATTATTTACACAACGTTT